GTGGATAGTCACTCTCTATTGAGAATTGTTCCCATTAAGCTGCGACACGCCGGGGCTGGTTGACATGTGCGGTGTTGTGTGCTACGTGAATGTGTGCGTGAAAGAATTGTCGTGTTTCGGCGTGTCGTGTTTGTGTACGTGCTATATTGTAGGTATCAACAAAAAAACAGCATAAAAAAGGAGCAGAAAATGCGTAAGGTTGTTGACTGGGAAGGCCGTGAAGTTGATTTTGATGCGGCGGTTGCTCTTATGGATGATGATATTCGTGAAGAGCTTCATGAAGAACTTAGTCCGTGTTCTGATCAACGTTTCTTCAATGCGTATCTTGAACAGCATTATGCTGACTTTGGTGAAGAATTTACGATCTGAAATAAAAATATATAGCCGCCCGGCAATATTGCCGGACGGCTATATTATTATCAGAGTACTTTAGTGGGGCCGAAATATATTTTATTGGTTTCCGACTCGATTACGGCATCGGATATTTGTATGCCGCGTGCGTTGCCGCATGCTATTAGGTGTAGTACACATCCCCCGTTACGGTATTGTACTATGTCATTAGGGCCGAGTGATGGCGTGACCATGTACGTATATGATGCACATCGGTCTGAGCATTCTATCTGTGTGCCAGTGGTGGTAATGGTTATTTTCCCTGTGCCGGGTACTCGGAGACCACCGAAACCGGTTGGCATTAGTTTGAAACATGTGTAGTCGCCTTGGATTACTAAATATCCAGTTAGCCGCAATTGTCCGTGTTCGGCATCGTTTAGTGTTGTGGATATTTTTATCGTGTTTGGTTTGGTTATCATTGTAGCGACTTCGAAGACACTGCATATCTGGTTTATTGTTGTGAATCTTGGTTTAAGTGAGTCGGCGGTTATTTCTAGGGTTTGTGCGATTTTTGCGGTGTGTCCGCCTATTGTGTGAGGGGTTGCGTTACTTGGGAACGATATCCAGCCGCCCCAATTGAGATATGATGTCGCGTCGTCATTGCAGATCGAACGGGCGCATGCCCATAGATTGCCTTCGTTGTCGAACTCGCCGCCCTCGTATTCGCCGATGCGTCTCGACATGAGTAGATCGGTGGCCATACAATTGTACCATTGCAGTGTCTTGGTGCGTACGTCGTAGAGGTACGCGAACATGCGTGTTGTGTAGCCGAAGATTTTGTTATTGTATGCGCTGATGCCCTGTCCCATGAAGTCGTCACCCATTGGGCGGGTGCCTATGATAGTGGTGCTGTAGTCGGTCATGTTTATTTCGTAGATGTTGGGGGTGCCGCGGCATATGCAATATACTTTGTTGGTGATCGGGTCTTTGGTGATGCCGGCTATGCCGTGTAGCGGTATGGGTATGTTAACGCTGTTGTTGAAATTGTTATCGTATGCCAGTATGCCGTTATAGTCGGTTGTCCCGTCTAATGTGATGGGTGCGACCCATATAGGCGTGCTGGGGGTTGCGTCGATGTATGCCATATCGTTGAAGTGGCCCGCATTGATTGTTTTGCTGGTGGTTATCGCGTTGTTGGCCATATCAACGATTACGATTTTTGGTTGTCCGCCGGTTGTGCTGATGTTATTGCAGCCGAAATACACGATGTCACCATGTTTAAGGGATGATTGGACGCCGTAATTATGTGTGATGAACCGCGCTTGTATGGTCATGCCTGTGACTGTGGATATATCGCCGGTGCTTGCGTCATAGATGTTGTGCAGTAGTTTTTTCGCGTCCGTCGGGTTACTTGCGTTAAGCGCGGCTAGTGTTTGATTGGTGTTGTTGATATTATTGTCGACGTTGTTTGTCCAGTTTTGCGCTTTTTCATCGGTATCCCACTCGATCGCGTCGAAGCGGTTAAGTGCGGTATTCGCTTTTACGGTTGTAACGGCGAGCTCGCTTGCGGTGGTGTCTATTTTGTTTTTCAGGGCGCTTGCGGTGCTGCTGTCGGTTACGCCCAGTGCTGTGAGATTGCTGGTTATGGTTTGTGTTTCCGCTATCGCTTGTTTGGCGGTGTTGAGTGCGGTGGTTGCGTTGCCGTTGATCGTCAGCAGTGTTGTATCGATCGTGCGTATTGCGCTGTTGTATTGGTCGGTGAGTGCGGCGGGGTCGCCGGTATCGTATAGATCGAGATTGAAATTATCGGTAGTGCTTGCCATGTTCAGGCCTCCTTACGGGTGTCGGTTGTGTGGTGTATTTGTATTTGTATATCTAGCTGGTGCAGTTTTTTGTCTATGAGCTGCATACTGCGGTTGTATGCGTCGCGTAGGTCCGCGACTGACCCGGTGTCGTATAGTGGCAGATTGTTGAATGGTGTGGCGGTCATGTTGATTCTCCTTTACTGTATGGGCGGGTAGGGGTTGCCGGTTTGCGGGTCGGTCACGCGCGGGATCGGGTCGTTGAATATGGTGAGGTTGCCGACTGCGGCGGTTTCGTCGGTTCGGTGTTTTGCCATGTCGTCCACGGTTTTGGTGGCGACCTGATTGACGCGTGCCCCGAACACCGCGAGCTCGCGATACATGTTGCGCATGGCTATCTTGCTGTCCACGTAGGTGCCTTGTGTGGGATCGTAGATCACCATTTTATCGCCAACATGCTCAAGATTGTCCAGCAATGCCGCCAATGTTTTTTCCATCGCGCTGACACGTTCGTTTACGCGGTTTTCAAACGTTTTTATGTCCGCGCTCATGGTGTTGATAGCGGCGGTGAGTTCGTCGAAATATGCCGTGATGTGATCGTATTCGCATGCCAGCTGTTTTATGATTTCCTCTGTGCTTTTTGCATCCCAGTAAAATGCTGGTATTACGGGCGTGTACGGCCACATGCTGTACAAGGGTAGTGGGAACATGTGTGTTTTGCCTCCTAATAGTTGTTTATGTTGACGGTCCAGAGTGGGCTGAAACATGTGTTCAGGTGCTCCAATAGTAGCACGTCGATATCCACGTAATCGCCTTGGCGTATCGCCTTGACCTTATCCATGTAGTTGCCGTTGGTCACGGTCTCATACTCCATGTCTGTGGCATTGCTTGCGTAATCCTGACCGGTCGCGAGCTGGGTCGCGGGGAAATCCGAAAATACGGTGCGCGTCTTGTGCCACGTGTCGGCATCTGTCATAAATATTCCGGGGTTGCCGTTCGCGAGCTCGTAGAGCGGTTTGAGTACGGGCATTATTTCGGCGATGAGGCGCAACAGGTGCCGCCGCCATCTGCCCGGCGGCATTACGCCTAGCTCACGATCATAATATCGGTTCTCAATTTTTTTACAGCATCGCGTGTATTGCGCGTCGTCGTATGCGTCATCACGCCATGACCATTGCGGCGTTGTCCAGTCAATGCCGCCGGGTGCGAGCAGTTCCCCCAATGTTATCGTGGTGACGGCGTGATAATCGGGTGTGGTTTCGCCCGGAACAAACGGCGGTATCATGTCAGATGTCTCCATTGTCGTTGTCCTTCAGTGCTTCGAGGTTGGTCATGTAATTATAGTTTTGGCTTATGTTGTCCTGATTCCAAACCACCTCGATGGGTGCGTCCAGATATCGCGCGAAACGCGTGTTGAGCATGTCGCATGCGGCGCGGCGTTCCTCAAGCTCGGACAGCGCCCGTAGGTCAGTCGGTTCGCCATAGTCGTTGATTTCGTCGGCGGTCTGTCGTTCCATCTTCATGGGTAGGTTTTTTATGCCTAACGCCTGATAAAAGGCGTTCCACGTGTTTTGTATGTCGGTCTGTATTTCCATGCCGATGTATTCAACGTTAGTCTTGAGTACTTGCGCCTTCATGGTGTCGGTGAAGCCGGGCGTTGCCATAATTGCCATCTCTCCGCCTGAGATTTGCTTGATGACGTTGACACCCGCCGTTTGCTGGCCGGCGGGCACCTCCAAGATGAACGGGGTTTTCTGGTGAAACCTGTTTTGCCGTCGCGTCATGTACAGATCTTCGATCTCATGCGCGAAAAACTCAAGCGTAGGCACCAATGGCGTACGTGCCTTGTTGCTATAGATAAAGACACCGTTGGAGTTGTTTACGTCGAAGTGCCACCCGTTTATTCCGTAGGATGTCCATTTCCTCGGTCGATAATACACGTTATAGTCGGAATTGACAACGGCCTGCGTGGAAAAGAACACACCGGGCTTGCTATGCGGGTACGCGATAGTGGCATATCCGTAGTACAGCAGATTATACTCCAGAAACCACGCGTTGCACGTTTTGGGCAGATTAAGCCACTTGAAACGTGACAGTGCGATATTGAGCATCTGCGAATAAGCCATATAATACGCCTGTGTGTTGAGTTGCTGCGACTGCTGCCACACCGGCAGCCCTTTTTCACCGAGTGCCGCGCGGGTCGGCGGACACTTATGCGTGCGTTTACGTCCCATATAACACCTTTTTTCGCTAGTTGATGTTCGCGGCGAGATAATCGCCGCCTATTTCGGTGGGGTCACTCCAGATTGTAACACCCGCCGCGAATCGGTCGCGTATCGCGTCCAGTGCGTCGTTGGGGGCGATGTCGTTGGTGAGCCACACATCATCAGCCCGCCAATACGTATAATGTCTGCACGCCGTGAGCTTTGGTCTGTTATAGAGTTTGTTGCTTGCTATGCCGTATCGCAACATATACATGCCAGCTTGCATTAGTGCGCTTTTGGATTGCGTGCGAACCTTGACGACATACGCCCGTTGCGCCATTTCGTCCGCCCACGGGTCACCCGTGTACGCGCCAACGGGTGCCGGTGGCTGATTGTACATGTCACGATACGTGTTCGTCGCATTGTCGCGCGTGTTGAGCATGGTACGTTTCGCGTTTGCTATGGTCTGATTGCGCGTGCGTGCCGCGTTGCCGGTGGCGGTGCTGTATGAGGCCGCAGCGTTGCCGTTGGACGCGTTGACGGTGTTGGCGGTCATATCGGTGGCCGCCGCCGTTGCGAGTTGCATGGTTTTCACGGTTTGCGTGTTGGTGCGTATCGTCGTCTCCGTCGCCTGTGTCTTGGCGTGCGCCGTCTGGTCCGTATTGGCCGACGTTGCTTTGTCCGCCTTTGCATATGCAGCGTCATTGGCCGCCTTATTGAGTTTTTCGCTGTTTGTAATGGCGACACCTGTATTGTAGCCTTGCAACGCCGCACCGCTGACGGCGGTCGCGAGACCGGCGGCGGCACCGCCGCTTGCAACGGACAGCGCCGCGCCGCCGATCGAACCTATCATACTTGTGACAGACGAAATGGCGTTCGTCTGCGTGTCCGTGACATATGTCTCATTCATGAGCGTTACATCCCAGTCACGATCTGTCCTTATTTTGCTGTTCGCGGTTGTGTTGTCAGCGTCGAGGCGCTTTGTCGCAGCATCGAGTATATCATTACGCGCATCAACGGTCTCATCGGATATTCGTTGATCACGCAAGACTCCGCGTGCGGTGTTGGCCGTCTGCGCCGTGTTCGTGCGTGCGGTGTTGTCCCGTGCCGTGGCCGCGCTGGTGTTGGCGTTATCACGAGCGGTGTTGGCCGCTTGCGCGGCGTTTTCGTACACGGTTATCGCGTTTTTGCGGCCTTGCGCAATCGTGCGGTTGTAGTTGGCGGCGCGGTATGCGTCAATATTACGACGTTGCAACGCATATGTGGGGATGTCATACGATATGAGCGTCGCTAGCGCGTCACCGTTTGGGACATGCCCGATTATGTCGTCGCCGGTCAGATTGGTCACGTCAAGCGACGTGGTGCCGCCCGCCCCGTACCCGTCAAGATACGCGACCTGTCGCACGAGCGGATACGCAACGGACACCAACGTTCGCACGCTGAGCCGCCCGCAATCCTCGATATTGATCGTGGTTGTCTTGCCCCACGTGTCCGTGATCTCCAACACGCTATATGGCGATATGTACAGTTTGGCCACGTCGGCGACTTCGGGCGGCATGCCGAAATCCTCCGGGGTCAGCGTGATGTCGCTTAATGTGCGCTCCGTGTCTATGACGGTCATCCATGCGACACCGTTGACCATGACGGGCGCACTGGTGCCGCGCGTGCACATGTCCCCGGACACCACGAAGCACGCGCCTATGCCCGAAGCGATGTGCGGGTAGTAGGCGAACAGATCATTAATGTAGTCGCCGGTTACGTCGCTTGCACGTAGCGCGAACACGGTCCAGTTGTTCGGGGTGCGTCCGCGCTGTGACGCATAGGGCGTGCCGAGCGTACGGCACCCGCTCACGTCTATGCCGGCGGTGCCCCACGTCCATGATGACACGACACCGTCGTTCGCTCCGTAGACAGGTTCGGTGGCGGTTATGTCGGCACCGCGCGTGCGTGCCATCTCCTCCAACCTGATCGCGCCGAACGCGCACGCGAGACATATATATTTGTCGCCACCGGTCAGAACGGTACTCTTGGTGTTGGTGATACGATTGTTCGCACCACCGTAATTGACATCCGGCGCGAGCATGTCAACACTGTTTTCACGCGGGTTGTCCAATAGCTTTGCGGGTGTCATCCCGACCAACGGCGCATGTCCCCGAGCCAGCAACAGGCCGTTTATCGCCGTCGTATTGATGTAGTCCGTCCACATGTCACGTTGCAGTACGACGGTGGTCGTATTGGGTGCCTCTGCCGTGATATCCGTGATGTAATAGTGGTATCTTGTCTGGCAGTCCGGTTGCTGTAGCGGTGATTGCAGTATATCCGGTGTAAAATCGACCACGATATAGTTATACCGTTGAGCCGTCATGTATGGCACTGGTATTTTGATGCCGTCCGTGTCGGCGCGGGCGATATACATGCTGGTGTCAAGATGCACGGTCTCGCCGTCCAGTCCGTCGAACCACGCATCACGAGCGGCGTCGTCGCGGAACTTAACGGCATCGTGGCCGTCGTTACGCCATTTTACGTGGCATAGTTTTATCTTGGTTTTCGGTGTCCACATATTATAGTCGTATGTGTTGACATACTGATCGTACACGTGTACGTCAGCGCCGGGAAACGATGTGGCGTTATCCAAGTGCGGAAATTTCATATATGCCTCTTTTTTCGCAAAATAAAATCGGGGTGCCGGTGTTACCCGGTACCCCGATACTAGCATGTTACGACGCTGCACACTATTTTACGGTGAACGTGCAAGTCGCCGTGTGCGTCGTCGTCTCGCCGGTCGGGTTGACGTATGTCGCCGTACCCGTCACCGTGATAATGTCGCCTGCCGTCAGCCCGTCGCGCTGCACGTGCAAACGAGCCTGATCGTCGACAAACGTGTTGACATCGAGCGCGAACGCCGATGCAGCACCCTTAGCGCCCGCCGCGTGGGTTGCGGATACCTCATACGTGGCGGAGTTCGGCGCGACATCGATGGCGGTGCCGGTCGGTTCCACCGTCGCAGTGAGCTTCGGGGTGAGCTGGAGCACGTCGCCCGCCTTGACATCACCCGTCTCCGGGGTCAGCGTGAACCCGGTCACGGTCTGAGTCACAACCTTGATGGAAGTGCCCGCATCGGTGGTGAACAAGGCACACGGCGTAAACGGCGATACGCCATAAATGCCCCAGTGATTGAGGTACATTGTGTTGGAAAGTGTCTGCGGATTATAGAACTGCGTGGTGCCGTACAGAGTGTCGCGCACCTGATACCAATCAGTAGACACAAGCAATGCCACCGCGCCCGGAATGCCAAGGCTCGGCACCTGAATAATACGATACGGCACGTCGGCCTTATCCAACTGGAACACCGCCGACAAGCCGTCAACATCAAGCGATGCGAGATATTCCGGCTCGATAAGCAGCACCATCTGTTGAGGGTTGGCATACGCCGGAATATCGTTGACATTAAGAGCATTATACTGTGTGCTTGGGAAACGCATACGTCCAGCAGTCGCACGCAACGACTTAAGCAACGTCTTGGCCGACGCTTCATCGGTCGGTGCCGCATCGAGATGAACCTTGTAGAAACCAAGATTCTGCTCGTAATGTCGGATCAGTGCAAGCATGATGTTCATCTCGTCGTAGTTGTCACTGTTGCGCGGCGTTTCCATGATCTGAGCTATGAAACGATTCAACCCGAAGTCGTCTACGAACGCCTGACGCAGTTCGTCGTCAGTCCATGAAATGGGATACTGGTCACGGCGGTTCATTTCGTAGAACCACACGGCGGCTTCGGGACGATGCATCTTCAAAAGTTCTTCCGCGTCGTCCTTGTATCCATGTGCCTTAATCCACTTGACGGCTATTTCCTGTACGGTGCTGCCCCAGTAGAGATTCTCTTTTTTGAAAGTTGCAAAAGGATTCTCAAAGGGCGCGTTCTGCGCCATCACGGTGAGTCCAATGCGATTAATCATGCTCCAAACACAATCGTTGAGATACTGCCGATTCATCGGGTCGAACAAATACCGAGCGGTGTTCGCCACACCGGTTTGTGTCGCGCTGGGCACGCGCTGCTGATAGTCGTCGGTGCCTTTAAGACGCACCTTATCCAATATCGTTGCGTTATCTACAGCCATTATATATCTCCTAATCCAGAGTGTAATCAAGGTTTTCAAGATCATTCGCCGCAGCTTGCGCGATGGCCTCCGCCGCGTCGTCGTCCGTTTCCTTGACGGTCGCCCCGTTTTCGACCATCTGCGCCACGGAGTCGGCGAACTTATCATAGATGCCGTCTATGCGCTCATTCATCGCGTCGAGCTTGTCCAGTACGCTTGCGAGCATGTCGCGGAGGTCGTCGAACTCGCCCGCTCGGTGCGTTTCGTCGGGGGTGAGGTCATCGCGCTCGGCGGTGTCCCTTTCCTCGGTGGTTTCGTCATCCATTATTTTTTCCTTTCATATATGAAAAAAGTCGTACCGGCGAACGAATACCGAACCGGCACGACTTAAGAATAGCATACTTGTGACATGTTTCATAACGGTAATCGGCGCGCTTTTTCCCTCACGGCCACACCGTCGCCGGAGTCAACCGTGGTTATCGACGATGTGTTTTAGCGACACCATTATGGCACCTCACGTACACCGTGTTTATTTTACACCGAAATTCTTGAGCATTTCAAGCATGGCGTGTTGCGTTTCCACCGTGTCATATCTCAAATATCCTAACGCGTAATATGATGTAAGATTTTTAATCAACTCCTTCGCCATATTCGCAGTGAGGTAGTTCAATCTGTTATCATCTCGCGTGAGTGCAAAATATGGCACATGTGTACCGCCGTCGTATTTCGTTGAGAGGAAAACATACCCACAACGCATATCAGCATATACGCCATATTCCCGCCGAAGCCACCGGAACACATAAGTGAGTTTCGCGTGCTTGTGCGGTTTTTCGATGAAATCGGTGTCAAATTGCCGGAACTTGTTTTTCGCCGTCATATCATCATTGTTTTTCAGCATGCGCCCGGCGACGGTGTTCGTTGCCTTTTGTTCGGCGTAGTCATCGTCTCGCACGTAGTCGAGCAGGCATGTCTTGCCGTCAAGCCATTGCAGACCATACTCGGGATTGAGGGGCACTGCATAATGCTGAAAATACGGGTTGAACGCGTCGCAAGCATTACCTAACAGGAATATTCTTGGTTTGCGTAGCTCGGTGTCGTCGGCGCGTTCACGTGTCACGGTATCCACGATTTTCGCCAATTGTTCAAACTCGTTTTTCAAATACGTGTGATATCTATCATCATTATCAATGATAAATTCATCCATGCAAATGTTGCGCACGTTCACGTATGTGCTTTTCTTTTTTCGCTGTTGCATGGTCAAGGGGATGAAATAACCGCATATCCGCCACGAGTTTTCGTTTTTGCCGGTTTTTTTCCGTCGTATTTCAGCCGTTTTGTTTGTTGTGCGAAATTCATAATCGGGGAAAATATTGTCTTTTATGATACGGTCGAAGTAGTCTGCGGCGGCATCGTTGTTTTCCTCACGAAAACGGGCGATTTCCGCAAAACAATATCCGTTTTTCAAATAATCCTCTATCATGTATTTTCTCATGCCGTATGTTTTGCCCAAACCGCGTGCGCCGATAATCATGTTTACGTCTGCGTTTCGTGGTAATATTACGGTTTTAAGCCTGTCATAATAATATTCCGCCATCAATACTCACAATCATAGGTTTGCCGTCCCGCATAACAAGCTCGCGCGGCGTTGTTTCTACAATTCGATTATACATGTTTCTAAGGTATGTCAGATTTTCACCGTTGGCCTGTTTGTCCGATTCGCCCAGCCATCTGCCCGCCGGGTACAACGCTATCGCTTCGGGCTCGTCAACATGATATGTCGCGCCGCGATAATCGGTGACGGTACCCGTGTACCTGTCCCACACATGCGGTCGATTACGTTGCAACGTGTGACAAATCTCATAATCTACCAACACGTCATAACCGAGCGACATTTGTACGGTTTCCGCGAAACCGTGCCCCGCATGCATGACATCGGCGATGAAGTCTTCAATGGTGTATACGCCGTCCGGTCGCGGGAGTCCGGCGCAAGTGACATGCACGCGCCCTTTCCTGTCCAAACTAATACGTGCTTTGTTCCACAATTCCATGTGTTCAGCGTAGCGCGTGCCACCGCCACAGTCCTCAATCTCGAACTGTCCGATATGGTCTAGCGTTGAGGCCATGTCGGGCGCGGTGTTTCGGACACGTCGCATGGTGTTGTTGATTGCGTTTTCGATCGCGCTATGTAGCGGTTTGAGCGCGTCCAGCAGTTCCGCGTCGCTCACGTCGTCATCGCAACTGATTTTCAGGCTATCGGTATCGCCGCCCGTGACCGTTACGCGTTCGCCGAAATGCCGGTATATCAGCATCATGGCTATCAATAGGTGCATTCTGCTTCCGGCTACGATTCGCATGCCGTACGTGTATAGTACGCGTGGTGTTTTCGGGCGTTTTTCGCTGAAATTCTCGGGAGTGCACACCGTGGTTTTATCGACTTCAAGCTCACCGGTTTCCGTCACGCGATAATCAGCTTTCATAATGTCTTGCGCCTGTGTGCCGTATATGCCGTTAAATTGCCCCTTGACGGTCGAACCGTAATAGGATTGCAAAAATTTCACACTCAGTTCGCCGGTTTTCGCGTCATGCGCGATGCCCTCCGGTATGGATTCGGGAATATCCGCCTCGTATGGCACGCCCTCGGTGTATCCCTTGATAAGGTTTTTCACGTCTGTTTTACGTGCGAACAACATGTTGGATTGCAACGTCACGTAATCGGGCGGCACAATAGACTTGGTGGTGGCTTCGCCGTATAATACATGCATTTCATCAAATTCGTACACTTGCGCCACGTTCCACAATTCAACTTCATTAACATGTAATATGCATTCGTCCGCCCGATACAATTTGCCGAAGGCATACGTTGGATTAACGGCGCTGTCGACGTAACCATGCGCCCTAACGCTGTTTTCCTGTGTCTTTGCACGTTCGTTATTACTGTAATCGGTATCCGCTCGCAACGTTTTCACAAACTTGGAACGTGGGCATATTGCAACCCCCCACGCGTCGAAACATGTGTTTCCGCGCAATCTGAGATTCGTAAATCGTACCGCCGCATGCAATCCTGTACGAAACGGGTCATCATAATTCGACAACACATCTTCAAGTGACGTGTTAACAATGCGTTCGCACGCGATTTGCAAGATATCCGTAGGCGCTGACGCAAATTTCACCGACAAGCGTCGCCCGTTGATGAAAGCGTGATGCATTGACGTGACATCCAAGGACGCGACGTTATCCACGACAACGCCGGCGGTTTTAGCGCTCGTAAACGTCAACCCGCCCCGGAAACATGCCTTTCGCAGCGCATAAGACTTGTAATCCTTCGGAAATTCCTGATTACACGTCATCTCGAAAGCGTGTTGCAATGTGATTTTCTTACCGCCTTGCAGCGTGACGCGCCGCCCGCCGATTTCACGACGTGCCATCTGCCGCACAAGAGATGTCTTGGTCAGTACTCGGCTCCCGAGCATATCGGAGGTCAACCAGTGATTGGCATGCAACAGCCATTGCAGATATTGCGGTATCACCTGTACATCACGGCGCGCATAGAACAGCTCTTCATCGGTCAAAGGCGTTTCCGGCGTACGAGTAAGCGTATAATCCCAGTCGCCCACGGCCTTCGGTAGGCCGCATGTCTCGCCCATCGCACGCAAACCACCCATCTCCAAATAAAACGTATCCCAAAATCGGCACACGACATCTTCGTTTTCACCTGTACATAAATCGAGCGTATACACGGACGTTGCCGTCTGCGCGTTGACGTGCAACGTGTACGTTTGCGCCAGTTCCAGCATGAGCGTTTGCACATCGAACATGAGATTATAGGCCGCAATAATCGGTATAAAATCGTGCGCCGTGCCATACGTGATAAGATCATCAATGTACATAAGCGCTTCGCCGGTATGCCGGAAGAAACGCACGTCGTCCGCATCGGGATTATACTCTTCCACCGGCGTATTACGCATGTCATTAAAAATGTACAATATCGGGTACGCTCGTGTTTCGGCACCCTCACCAATGTTCGCTGTTTCGGTATCGAATATCGCCGCTACCCGAAAGTCTTTACGGTCTTTCATCGTACAACGTCAGGTGTGACCGCAATAAGCCAAATCGGACTGCCGCCGTCAACATCTGTGTAATCCTCTAAATCGTCTGCATGCATTTTCATATTTTTGATGTATTCCAATACCTTTTCGTTACGTTGCATGATAGTATCAAAAAGCTCACTAAGCGAGTTCGCGCCGTAAGCCTCCATAATGACCTCCAAACGTTTCTCGGGCGGTACATCGGGACGTTGCCATATATTTTGTGTGTACCGCCAAAAGATTTTGACTTTTTCGCGACCGAGATCACCCAGCGCCGAGGGCATCCCCTTGGATGCTACGCGCATTTCCTGGCGAAAAATGTTAAATGATCGTCGTTGTTCGCCACGTTTTCCGCCCCCGCCCTTCACGGTTTCAGCTTGCCGCACCAGTTTGTCGGCGTTCTCCATCGCCCGCGCATATGCTTCGACCCGTAATTGTTTGTTCTGGACACGTCCGACGTATGTCTGTTTCAGGTTTGTCTCAAGCCGTTGCACGTACATCATTCGCGCGTGCCGTTCACTTTCGGGCATTCGTGGTGTGATGCTCTTGCGTATCGTGTTTATCGCACGTCGTACACGTTTGCGTTTCGCCGTCAGGATGTCGGCTTGCTTGCGGGCTCTGGGCATACATACCACCTACGATGCAAAAAAGAGGGCACCATGTCCGGTTATGGCACCCTCATACAGTTTCAACGTTCTGTTTTTTCGTATTTCACTTGATTTCGAGGGACTTGAGCGAGCGACCGCCGCCGAGAGCGGTTTGCTTGACGACAACGGTGAGCCCGTCCGGCGCGTTGAAGTCGGGGAACATGTCGAAAATGTCCAAGACGCTTCGATAAATGCCCTCCGACTGGCTGAAATACGTCTTTCCGTCCTTCGCGAACAGATAGACGTTGGCGCATTTCTGCCCCGTCTGGGAACGGACACCCGGCGTGACGTATGCGCCCGTGACGGTCAACGGTTCAGCGCCCAACGATGCAAGCGATGTCGCCGTATTTCGCGCGTTGATGATGGCTCGTTTCCCGTCGAACGTGCTAATATCCATTGTGCAGATGCACCGATAGTTGTTCACGACGGCTTCCATTGCCTCATTCGGGGTGTTGTTCGCCTGTTCAATTTCCTGTGTCATGATTGTATCCTTTTTTGTTACTCGTTATCGTTGTCGTTGTCGTTGTCGTTGCTGATGATAGGTGTCGCATGCCGGAAAAACGCCTCGGCGGGCATTTCGTAAACCGTTTTCTTCACCTTGATGTCATCCACCAGTACATTATACAGGCCGACCTTCATCAACGCTTTCACGGCTTGCTCAGCAGTACGAATATTACCATCAATAATAATAGATTGCTGATCGCCATCACGATCAATATACGTAACCGTACTACTGGCGTACGTCTTTTTGATATTCCTCATTATATTTCCTTTTTTCTTGGTTTATCAACGTTTTTACGTTGACGTAAAATATATTACACAAAAAATCGGCGCACGCAAACGCGACACGCCGACTTTTTAATATATTAATATATCAATAACGCAAAACCTGACCCGGATATATCAAGTACGGACGACTAATCTTATTAATCTTAGCGACACGAGGCCACCCAGACCCAAAAATAGACCACAAGCACTCACCAGCCCTAACGGTATGAGTGCGCGTGGTAGATACGTTATGCTTGTTCGGTCGCTTGTGCGGGCGTTTACGTTCACCAACCGCGTAAGCATCCCACTGCCACCGAGCACCCCTGAAATAATCAAGATCGATCGCACCGGCATAACCGGCAACACGCCCGTTGCCCGTATACTGGCGCATGGCCTCACCATACACGCCATAACGCCACGGGCGCGACTGCCAACCAGTAACGGCATTGGATGCGTATTGTGCGACCCATACCCCGCAATGACGACGTACATACGCGCTAAGCTGCCACAAACCACTCGCCGGTATATACACGATCGGCCACACGCGCGTACGCTCGTACACACGTTTCACCCAACGATCAACCCACGCGCCATTACCAAACTGGGGGTTGTCATCACGTTCCCAGTCCAGCACGAGCACCGCCCGGCCAACATACTTCGTCACATGATCGACAAAATAATCAGCCTCACGACGCGCATCATTACCCATTGCATAATGATACACGCCTATACTCTTACCGGTGGCCGTCGCACGAACAAGCTGATAATCCGCAACCTGACTGACACCATTACGCAAGCACGTGTTATTAAACCCGCCGATACCCCACGTGACCCCGGCCACGACAAAATCCGCGTTAACCTTGCCCGTGTCTATATTGCACTGCCAGTTGCTCACGTCAACACCACGCATATCCGCACTCGCGGACGGCGCAAGCACCAACAATGATACACAAAAACATGCAATCACACTACGCATCAGCCGACGTATCTTCATCGCTATTTCCCTTCTGCAACAAGCCTATAAGTTCCTCCGTCAACACATTATTTTTCGTCACAAGATCATTAAAATTTCTAAACGTCGTGGCAATAAACCAGGCCATAGCACAACACGCCACAATCGGGAAACCAATACTGCCGATCATGCTCACAACATCATTAACATTCATAATACCTCACAAAAAAAAAAAAAAACCGTGACGCATCGAACAACACGTCACGGCCTAATATATCAACAACCATATACATGTAGCCTATCCGGGAATCGAACCCGGCACGCACATCTTATAAGGATGCCGCTCTAACCACTGAGCTAATAGGCCATCATCACACCTCACCCACCCACAACCCCCGCCGCATCAAATCAATCATATCACGACAATGCATAAACACATAATCAGACACAAACGTATCACATGTAAAACACTTCACACCCATAGCAGCAGCCTTAGTACGACGTTCGCCATAAAACCTATAGCCCTTGATATAGTCACATTTATTATACTTACAATACATGATTAATCTCTCTAACAAAGATGTATTAGCCAATCACCTGTTAATCCGATAACCCAAACACACCGCACCCGGAACATAAAACACGCCATAGTCTAACACATCCCTAACCCCGTACGCATCAATGCAATCGACAAACCGAGTTTCGAGTAAGCAATCAGACGCAATATCAACAAAATACACGAACACATCATAAATACTATCAACGTTAAAATCGAATGAATTAAATAATGCTTTAAAATTCATGAAACTCATTTTATTTTTCCTTTCAGATAGCCGCCCGGCAATATTGCCGGGCGGCTATATATTTTTATTTCAGATCGTAAATTCTTCACCAAAGTCAGCATAATGCTGTTCAAGATACGCATTGAAGAAACGTTGATCAGAACACGGACTAAGTTCTTCATGAAGCTCTTCACGAATATCATCATCCATAAGAGCAACCGCCGCATCAAAATCAACTTCACGGCCTTCCCAGTCAACAACCTTACGCATTTTCTGCTCCTTTTTTATGCTGTTTTTTTGTTGATACCTACAATATAGCACGTACACAAACACGACACGCCGAAACACGACAATTCTTTCACGCACACATTCACGTAGCACACAACACCGCACATGTCAACCAGCCCCGGCGTGTCGCAGCTTAATGGGAACAATTCTCAATAGAGAGTGACTATCCAC